CATCGCGATGATCGCCGATAAGATGCGGCTGGATAAACGGCAGAGAGTGGGGTAAGTATACGACGTATATAGGTGATATTTAAAGGCATAAATTGGAATCTTTGGAATCGTGACTTTTGTTTATCGCTATAAAAAATGTAGAATTATGCTCTCATAGCGATAAATAAGTCAAACGAATGGCGATAAATCTCCTGTATTTATTGGGTGTAGTGCCCGATGTGTACAGGAGGTTTTCTTTTATGTTGGCAAGAGATATTGAAATGTTCATTGAGCACTGTGGATTGAAAGGGCTGAGCACGAAAACCATCAACAGCTACGAACAGACACTTAGGCTCTTCATGCAGTATATAGACGAGCAGGGGATTTTACTGACTGAGAAAATCACCCATCTTGCGATACAGGGCTACATAAAGAGCATTAAGGAACGCGGAAAGTATACAGTTACTACGAATCCGAACAGCGGAAACTATCCGGATCGGAGAGTTGATTTTGGAAAGCGAGTGTCGGACGTAACGATCAACAACTATCTGCGGAACCTGCGAGTTTTCTTCAATTGGTGCGTGGAAGAGGAACTGATTCTCCGTTCACCTGTGAAGAAAGGCGACTTTGTTAAAGTAGAACGAAAGCCATTGGAGTTCGTTTCGGATGAAGATTTCAAGCGACTACTGAAGAGCATGAATAGTGCGAGCTTTAGCGAATACCGCGATTCCATCATCATTCAGCTTCTACTCGATACAGGCATGAGAGTAAATGAGTGCTTGCTGATCGAAGTGACAGATTTAGATATGGTGAAGCGGTGCATTAGCCTACCAGCAGACAACACAAAGGGCAAGAAAGCGCGCTATGTGTTTTTCTCGGATAAGATGGCAACACAGCTTCAACGGTGGATAAAGTATAAAGACCGTTACCGTGATAGCGATTTCCTTTTTTGCACGAATAAAGGTAAGAGAATACAGGTGAGCAATTTCGAGGCCAATGTTCGCAAGTATGCTCAGCGGATAGGGCTAAATGACATTCACCCGCATGTTTTCCGAAACAACTTTGCAAAGCGCTTTCTTATGAGTGGTGGGGATATTTACACACTTAGTAGGTTATTAGGACATAGTAGCGTGACTGTGACAGAACAAGCATATTTGGACATCACTCAAAATGACCTTGCTGAAATGTACCGAAAGCATAGTCCTCTTAGCAAAATTATCTGATTTTTGCCAATCAAATTCTATTCTAGGTTAAACGATTTGCTTCGCCTTGGCATAATTCATCAGTAAGAATATTAAAAGGGGCACGCACACGACCATTTTGGACAGTATTATCCTTTCTGAACAAAATTAGAAAGGAAATCCCTGTCCATGAAAAAATTGCGGAATGAAAAACCAGAACTCTCAAAGAAAAGCTCCTTCTACATAACTAAATACCGCTACTACGAGCTGAAAAACTTTTGCTTGCAGTACCCGGACTGGAAAAAGGCTTTAGAACAAGTCAACGGGTGGGAATCGAGCAGCCACGAGGTTTCTGGAATTATAAGAGGAAGCCTCCCAGAAAGCTCGACAGAGCGGCAGGCTATGATACGAGCCTACTATTCGATGCACATTGATATTATCGACCGCTGTGTAGCAAAGCTAGAACCTGCTATTGCACCATACGTATTAAGAGGTGTGACGGAAGAGGTGTGCTATGATGCACTGAGAGCCAATGGGTGCCCATGCTGCAGAAAAACATACTATAAGTTTTACCATTATTTCTTCTGGCTCCTGAGCAAGGAACGGCAGTGAACGCGAAAATTGCAGGTTCCTTTATGGAACGAATATTCACTGTTTAAATACAAAGGAGAACACAATATGTTTAATAGCAAAGTAAATCACATGACCGTTATCGTGAAGGGTGTCAGAGATGACGACTATGAAGGACGTGAGCTGATGACGGAAGTCGTTCGTCGGAACTGTAAGATGGACCCGAGGCTGGTTAGCCAGATGGTCTATTCGATCAGAACCTACGAAGATGGAAAGAAGAAGCGCACGGACTTCAATGTCGAATTTGAGGCATTCAGCATGGGCGGGATCATCCGTGATTTTGAGCTGCTGAAAAAAGCAGGTATGATCAAGCAAGTAGAAAAGAAGCAGTATACGAATTATCTCGTTTACTAAGAAAGGCGAGAGCCGTGGAGAAATCTGCGGCTCTTACTTTTTGGACGCGAGAAATTCAGGGTGTTTTATGGAGGTGATTAGTTATGCCTAATGAAAAGTGGAAGCATATACAATGGAAACGTGATGGAAGTGATAATGCACTAATACGAGAATTCCTCGCAGACCCAGATAATATTAGGAATTGCGAGGCGTGTCCGTATAAGATGAAGCATCCTTCGCATGACGCTTTACCTTGTGGGCAGTACCACTGTTGGGTAGAACTTTCTTGCTAGTGGAAAGAGAGCCGTGGAGAAATCTACGACTCTTTATTTTTTGCCTGTTCGTGAAATTTTCATCTTCCTTTATGGAAGTAGAGGGCATATTGGAGGATGATACTATGAAAGCTAGATATGTCATTGGAAAGAAACTTTTAGGGACTGTACCTTTTATGAAAGCTGGCAGTGCTGCAATTTGCTTGGTGGCGACAACCATGGAAGCATATGTGGCATACATCAAGCTGCAAAAGGCAAGAGAAAATTTGGATTCTGACAAGGCAAAAGGCAATAAGTAAATTAAAAACACGCCCTCTGCTTTTTGTTCGCGAAATTTTCATCTTCTTTTATGGAAGGAGATAGCTCAATTGGTAGAGCGCTGCTGGAATGCAGAGGTTACGGGTTCGATTCCCGTTCTCTTTCTTTTTTATTCTAGGTTAGCCAACGCGAACTTTTCGTATTCTATTATGGAAGGATGTCTTCTGAAAATTGAAAGGAGAATTTATTATGAGCAAACGAGTAAAGACTACCTATGATCGAGGCTATGTGAACGCAATGGACAAGATCCGCGTATTCATCGAGAGCAACCAGAAAGTCATGTACATTGATACAGGCGAGTACAAGAACGCTCAAAGTGCACGCGTGGCTTATGCCAATGCAATCGCGTTGATTCGGGCAAAAGGGATTGTGAGACCTGCTTGCAATCGTAACGACCTGTTCTTGATCAGAAACGACATTTAAGGCGTAAGGGAGCCGTGGAGAAATCTGCGGCTCCTTTTATTTTCATCACGCACACGACCGGTTTATCCATTATTCTATTACAAAGGAGATTTGAAAATGTACATCATCATTGGTCTGGGGCTTATCTGTGCGACCATTGGCTTCGTGGTTGGTTCTGCTGTTCGGTGGAAGATTGACTACGAGGCCGAAACGATTGGCTCCCTTATCGTTGCTCAGGCAGACGAGAACGAGAACCCAAGTCTATTCTTGAACTTGGGTGGGGAATCCGTAGACTTTGCCGATAAACAGTATGTTATTCTCAAAGTGAACAAGGTGAGTAAACTGAAGCCGCGAGAAAAACATTCTGTTTAATGGAGAAAACTCCAAATATTGACTTAAAAGGAGATAATCAAAATGGAAGAACTGAATGCAGTCCAGAACGAAAAGTTGATGGACGAAGCAATTAAGCACGAGCTTGAACGAATTAAGGATCTGACACCGGGAAGCGATGAGTACAAGGCTGCCTACGAGTGCGCTGCAAAGTTCTACGAAATTCGCGTTAAGGAGAAAACAAACCTGGCTGACAAGAATGCACGAGAGGATGAGCTTCAGATGAAGACAAATGAACTCAGAATCGAAGCAGACAAGGCAGAGAAGGCTTGGAAAACCGAAGTGGCGAAAGTCGTAGCTGGTATTGCATCGACCGCTCTGGGGGCATTTCTGATGATTCACCATGACCGGTTCTGGGCAATTTGTTCGGCAGGCGGTGTGCAGGTGTTCGACGACCGCTATCGGGACGGCAAGACGATCTACAAGGATTACGGAAAAAAGTCTGTATAAAGGAGGGACAGGAGAGGCTGCGGAGAAATCTGCAGCTTCTCTTTCTTTTATGAGATACCATAATCTACCACCTGAAAATTGGACGAACTACTATGGTCAAACGTACCGGTGCAATCATCCGGTCTATCGCATCAGTACATTATATTTGGACCACGAAAAAGGCCTTTGCGTTATCCAACAACGTTTTAACGAGAAAACGAAATCCACCACATGGAGCGCTATTGACCCATGGCTGAACGACAAAATCTATCTGCACGCTGGTTTCAAGGAATATTTTGACCACCATGCAAAGAAAAAAGATGTGAATGGCTGCTATCCCACCGTCACAGTCCGTCAAATCATGTGGGCCTTACGAATGAAACCACTGAAAAAAGAACGCTGGGAGACAGTGTTTGATAGAAGTTTGATTTAGCTATGAGAGGCAGACCGCCCAAAGAGGTTACACGGGATGTGACATTCAAAATACGACTTACAGCCGAAGAAGCTGAAATGCTCACAAATCTTAGTGAATGAACAGATCAAACGAAATCAGAAGTGTTTCGGAAAGCTATAGAAGTTTACTTCGATATCTTAAAAGGAGAAGAACAATGAAATATGCAGTTACAGTAGTTAGAACTGGCACTATCTGGGTTGAGGCCGCGACTCCTGCAGACGCAATGCAGATTGCAGATTGTCAGGATACAGAAACCATCGATTGGTGCGATGAATGGACCGTGATGGACTGTGAAGAAGACGAGTGCCCGGAATTGCACGACTATAAGCGAGTTGAATAAATCATAAAAGGAGAAGAACATCATGGAGGACTTAATGCTTATCCGGTCAAGCTTTATGCGCCGAATCATTTCTTCGGCTATTAACAAGGCAATTGCCAAACAGAAGTACGGTATCACGGTCAATCTGGATGATATTCGGGCCGAATGGTCTGATAAGGAACAGAAGGTGAAGGTTCATCTGGAACTGGATGCTGAGATGCCGAAGGCCGACCTCATGGATATTTTGAAGAAGGCAGGAATCTGTTGACGCGAAAAAATCTTGGTGTTTTATGAGATGATTAGTCTCAGAATTGTATTTTTGGAGGTACGAACTATGAAGAAATTGATTGGAGCAATTGGAGGTTGCATTGCAGCTTATTATGTGCTTGGCACACTCGCCGCGGTAAGTATGGCGTGTGCATGGGGCGATTTGGTAAAATACGGCCACATGCAGGCGGCACATGAACTGGACGATACGTTTCACAAAAAGTATTGCAAGCGCAACCGGAAGGTATTCGATCGTTATAAGAGCGTGCTTTTTAAGAAGATGAAAAAGAAAGAAAGCAACTAATCGAAGTGGAGCTTACGAGAAATCGTAGGCTCTTTATTTTTTCAAAATGGAGATTGAACATCATGAAATTGACAAAAGCATGCGCGAGATTCCTACGCAAGCACGGTGGGACTATTCTGGCAGTGGCGGCGTCCGTGGGTGTCGTAGCTACGGCAATCGAAACCGGGCGGGCAACGACGAAAGCAAAGCATCTGCTCGCAGTGGATGAAGCTCTGCGAACGTACAACGAAGATGAGCAGGGCATTGTGGAAGAGCCTCCAACAAAGAAGGAAATCGTCCAGACCTGCTGGAAAGCTTACGTTCCTGCAGTGATTCTGGGCGGCGGCACCATCGCATGTATCCTCGGTTCCAATGCGCTGAACAAGAAGCAGATTGCGAGCCTGACCGCTGGCTACATGGCACTTGGAAAGGCGTATCAGGAGTACCGTAGGGAAGTTGCAGAACATGTTGGTGCCGGGCATGAGAAAGAAATCTATAAGGATGCTCAATCGGTACTCAAAGAACCTACCTCAGACATGGTTGAAGATAAGCTGCTCTGTTACGAACCTATCTCGAAAAGATATTTTCGTGCTACGGAGGCTGCCCTGCTGGAGGCATTTTACAGCCTGAACCGCGACTTTGCCCTGAATGGATATGCCTCGATGAATGACCTCTACAATTACCTTGGGCTGGATTATATTCCGGAAGGTGATTTGAAGGGGTGGTGTGCCGATTATCTTGCAACCGATTGGGAATATTTCTGGATCGACTTCAGCTATCTCAAACAGAAAACAGATGATGGACTGGAAGTCTACTATGTAGAGGCTTATCAGGAACCCATCGACGACTATTTGAACTATGATCCGAGCAAGGATACACCGTTTTAAGAAGGAGCATGACATTTATGAAGAACATTAACTGGTGGAAAGTTGCATCTATGGCAATGCTGGCGGCAAGCGCAATCATGGGCTTCGGGCATGACCTGATCGAGGACCAGAAGACCGAGGACGACCTGCGGGATATGGTTCAGGAAGAAGTCCGCAAGCAGTTGTCAGAAAAGAACCTATAATCGCGAAAAATTCCAACGCTATTATGGAGAAATCCTAAAAGAATTGGAGGTAAAAAATTATGTTCGATCATGAATACTTCAAGCAGGTGGATTCTGAGATGCTGAGTGCCTTAAAGGTACTGGGGCGAGCGATGCTTAATGCACTTGATGCGCTGATCTGGTACTTGCTCCTGCAACCGATTCGGCTCTACAGCTGGTTGACGGATGACCCTGCTCCGGTAAGAAGGAGAGGAGCATACAAAAACCGCCATTGTGCGGAGGATAAGCTCTACTAAGAAGCAAAGGGCTGCGGAGAAATCTGCGGCTCTTTCTTTTATATTTTACGGAGGTATGAAAAATGAACCTGAAAACATTTGGCAAGAAAGTGGGAAAGGGTATTGCAAAGAACCTTCCCAAAATCCTGGTCTGCGGCAGCATTGCGGGCATGGTCACGAGCGTAGTTTTCGCCGTCAAGGCAACTCCCAAGGCGATGATCCTGCTCGATGAGAAGAAGCAGGAACTTGGCACGGAGAAGCTGGATGTGAAAACTATCGTGAAGACGGCTGCTCCGGCTTATATTCCTACGGCAATTTCCATGGTAGCATCTGCAGGCTGCATGATTGGTGCCATGAATGAGAACGACCGGCGCAATGCAGCTCTGGCGGCCGCATATTCTCTGAGCGAAAGCGCCCTGAAACAGTATCAGGAGAAGGTCGTGGAAACCATCGGCGAGGAGAAGGAGAAAGAGCTTCGCCAGACCATCACCCTTGATAAGATGGCAAAGCAGCCGGAAGAAACGCCGGTTATTGTACCGGCAGCCCGCGACGCATCTTATGACCAGCTGGTCGAGTGCTATGAAAGCTTCTCTGGAAGATATTTCAAGACGACCGTAAATGCACTGGATCGGGCGATGAACGGCCTGAATAAGCAGCTCCTGAGCGATTTTCGTGTAACCCAGAATGACCTGTTCGATTATCTGGGACTGGAGCACACCAAGAACGGCGACCTTTTGGGGTGGGATACGGATTCCACGCTGACCATTGAAACATTCTACAGTTCCAAGCTGGACGAGGACGGAATGCCTTGCATGGTTCTGGACTACAGCACGCCTCCGAAGTGGCTGGGGTACTGATTCGCGAAAATTTCACCGACTGTTATGGAGGTATATTCCAACATTTATATTTTAATTAAAGGAGAATCACTATGGAAAACGAAATGATGAACAACATGGACGCTATGACTGAGAACCTGACGGATGCAATGCCGGAGGTCGATAACCTGGTGCCCAGTGTGGACGAGAACCATGCGGAGATGTCGAGCGCATCTGGTAGCTTTGGCAAGACGGCAGTATTCATGCTGGCTGGTGCCGCAGCTTACAAGGGCGCTGAGCTGCTCTGCAAGCACGTACTCGTTCCGCTGTGCTACAAGGCAAAGAACTGGATTGACAGCAAGAAGGCGAAGGACGAGCCCATCGAAGCAGAAGTGACCGAAGTGGTGGAAACCGACGAAGAATAATCTGTTGGACAGCCGTAAGGGAGCCGTGGAGAAATCTGCGGCTCCTTTTATTTTTATAAAGGAGAATTACCATGGAAAAGAAAAACGACAAAAAGTTCAACTGGAAAAAGGCTGCAGTAATCGGTGGCATCTTTACTGCGGGTGTGGCTGTTGGCGTTGCAGGCGATAAGGTCTACATCAAGATGCTGATTGAGAAGGGCTACAAGACCATCCTGAAGGAGTATCGACTCCATGTTGACCCTGCTGTCACTGACAAACTGACTGGCAAGACGTTCGGCACCACTTGGAAGCCTGAAACGGCTAGGGAAATCGGCGAAACCATCCTCCAATACGCAGAGGAGGGTATGGCCAATGGCTAAAATCGAAATGCCTTCCAGCAGCATCAACTCCACTGGCGAGACGCCTAAGAAACAGTTGAAAAAGGTTACGACCGGTAAGGTGACCATCAAACAGGAGAGCGAGATCCAGAAGCTGGCGCATAACTTTCTCGCAGAAGACCTGCAGACGATTCGCGAAAAGCTGTGGACGGATTACATTCTTCCCGGCATCAAGAACATGGTGTGCTCTGCAGTCAATATCGCACTGTTCGGTGTTGACCGTTCCCGCACCAATACGAACGGATATTCTCAGCAGCGTAACAGCTATAGCAGCTACTACGCAAATGCAAACCAGAGCCGTCCTCCGCAGAACAACTATCGCCCGAACCGGCTGGACTGGCAGAACATCACCTTCGATAGCTATGCCGATGCGAATGATGTTTTGAACGAGATGGGCCATGCGCTCCACGAATACGGGCAGGTCACGATTGCTGATTTTTACGATGTTGTGGGAATTACCCGTGATGCTCGTGATTATCAGGACTGCAAGTATGGCTGGTATGACCTTGGGCCTGCATCTATCAAGGGTGTTCCGGGCGGTTACACTATCGTATTTCCGAAACCTGTTCCTCTGAACTAATTGAAAGGACTGATATTTTTATGAAAAAGAAAGAAATCATGACCAAGGCAACGCAGATGTTGTCTAAGACTGCATTCAAGCTGAAGAAGGCAAGTCCGACCATCATGGTGGTTGGTGCTGCTATCGGTGGTGTGACCGCAACCGTTCTGGCCTGCAAAGCAACCCTGAAGGCGCAGTATATTCTGGCTGAGCATAAGGCCAATGTGAAGAAAATCCACGAGACTAAGGATAAGGTGGATGCCGGGGAAATTCAGCTGCCCGAAGGTGAGACTTACACTAAGGAAGACCTGACGAAGGACATCACCACGACTTACATTAAGACCGGCATGAAGCTCGCAAAGGTGTATGCACCCGCGATTGGTCTGGGCGCAGCATCTCTCGGTTGTATGTTCGGCAGTCATCATATCATGACGAAGCGGAATGCAACGCTGACGGCCGCCTACATCGCGCTGGAGCAGTCTTTCAACGGCTATAAGAACCGCGTCGCCGACCGCTTTGGCGAGCGGGTACAGCATGAACTGGAACAGAACGTTAAGGCCGTGGAGGTTGAAACCAAGAAGGTCGATGAGAACGGTGTAGAGGAGGTCATCAAAGAGTACAAGGATATCGCTGAGCAGGCAGATGATCCGTGCACTCTGATTTTCGATGAAACTGTGGACACGTGGGAGCGGGATGCCGACCTGAATCGGAACTATCTGCTCCTCATGGAGTCTGCAGCGAACAAGAAACTGCGTTCTCAGGGGCATCTGTTCCTGAATGAGGTGCTCACCATGATTGGCACGCACGGCGGTCAATCTCTGCGCACTCCTACTGGTCAGGTCGTTGGCTGGGTATACAATCCGAACGACACTTCGCTGCACAACCATGTGGATTTCGGCCTCACGAGCTTTGAATCGAGCGATGAGACACTGAAGAGCTTCCTCCGTGGCGAGGAGCGTTCTGTCATTCTGCACTTCAACTGCGACGGCATCATCATCGACAAAATCTAACTGATATTTTGGAGGGACAAGCTATGACCAGATACGTAAAGACTCTTTCCTATGTATTTGCAGCCATGGCCGGAGTGTGCTTCGTATCCGGTCTGGCAGTCCTTTCTGAATGAAAGGATATTTATGGACGGTTTGGAATCGGTGTTTTTATTCCTCGATTATTTGACCGACACGAAACGAAAGCGGCATCTGGTTGGAGGGGTCCTCATGAGTGTTTCGCTCTTTTTTGGAGGACTGGCCTTCACCATGATGACGATTAAAGGAGAAGAAACCAATGAAAAAACTGATGCGTGATGCCTTGATATTTGTAGGCGGATTTGCTGCTGGTGTTGCCACGATGCACTTCCTAATGCGCGATACTTACAAGAAGCAGGCAGATGTGCTGGTCGAGGACGCACGGAACCATTTTAAGCAGCGTGAGCAGGAACTGGATACGACCATTGAGCAGCGGGCGTACGATCTCGTGAGCGGCCCGTATCGTCAGGAGGAAGATTCTGAGAAGCCGACCCATGAGCCGATGGAGGCCATTGAAATCATTCCGAGCGACGAGTTCGGTAACGAGGACGATTACGAAACCAGCTTCCTGACCTACTATGCAGACGGCATCCTGGCGTATGATAGTGATGGGAGTAGGGTAGAGGACATTGAAAAGGTGATTGGCTCTAAGGCTCTGGATAATTTTGGAGCAGAAGCCCCTGACCTTGTCCATGTCCGCAATCACAACTACCGGAAGGACTACGAAGTTCTGAAGGTGCGCAATAAGTATGCGGACTTGTATCCTAACTCCGGAGAGGAGCATGAATGATATTCAACGATACGACCAGTCAGTATTTTGACTGGCTGCGTGAAACGGTTTGCGGAAGATGGGAACCCAGAAACCTTTCTTTCCACAAGCTGCTTGCGTTTTTATTTCAGCAAGACTTTATTCCATCTTGTGAGATGGATGCGAGTCGTGCTGAAGATGGGCGAGACTTGCGCTACCGATTCGCTCAGGAAAAAAGTATCCCATATGCAGCGTTGAACAGTGCAACGAGCGGAATGCCATGTAGTATGTTGGAGATGATGGTGGGGCTTTCCATCCGCATCGAAGAGCATATCATGGCAGATTCTGAAGCAGGAAACCGAGTGGGGCAATGGTTCTGGAACATGGTTGTTAGTCTTGGGCTGGCAGCTATGGATGATGCTCGGTTCAACGAGGGTCGCGCTCAATTTATCATCGACCGTTTCAATCAGAGAGCCTATCAGCCGAATGGAGCTGGTGGGCTCTTTACTTTAATAAGCCCGAACGTGGATATGCGACAGTTAGATATTTGGTATCAGCTGATGGCGTATCTCAACGAAAGCAACATGTGATGGTGTACGTATCGAAAATATGCATCCCGATGGAAGGTGTAATAGAGCAAGTTCTCCATGATTCCGTCGTTTTGATGCGAATTACAGCATGTAGGAATACCGAACACATTGGTCGGCTGATTTTGGCAGACCTTAATTATTGGAGGAAAAGTGACTATGAATAACATTTATTACGAACTCGCACAGACTCAGCTGGCACTGGATGCCGCCCAGAAGGTGATTCGCCGCCAGAGGGGCAAGCTTTTCGGCAAGAACCTGCTGCTGGTAGGCACCATTGGCCTGTTCTGGACTGCCTGCAAGATGCTGGATGAAAGCGAGAAGAAGCGCAAGGCTGAAAAGGAACGCGCCGATGCTGCCGAAGCAGAACTCGCAGAGATGCAGTTTGAAAAGGACATTTGCTGCGATGGCAAGGCGAGTGTCACGAAAAAAGATGTCTGATACAGACCTCGTAGAAAGGAGGAAGTCAGTTACCAATGATTGATTTCCTGATGATTGCAACGCGCACGGGAAAACGCGGTGTAATCGAAATCTATCCCAAATTCATCATCAAAAAGTCCAAGGACTTGATGATTCGGGGTTCTGATTTCTACGCTATCTGGCTGGAAGAGCGAGGATTGTGGAGCATTGACGAACAGGATGCACTTCAACTGATTGACCATGAGTTGGATATTTACACGAACGAACACAAGGAGCATCTGGATAATTACCGGGTGCTCCATATGTGGGACGCTGAATCGGGCATGATTGACAACTGGCACAAGTATTGTCAGCGTCAGATGCGGGATAACTACCACACACTGGATGAACAGCTGATATTTGCGAACACTCCGGTCAAAAAGGAAAGCTATGCGTCCAAGAGACTCCCTTATGTGCTGGAACCGGGGAACATTGACGCCTATGATGAGCTGATGCAGACACTCTATTCTCCAGAGGAGCGAGAGAAAATCGAGTGGTGTATCGGTTCTATTGTCAATGGCGATTCCAAGACAATTCAGAAGTTCATGGTTCTCTATGGTCCGCCCGGTAGTGGTAAATCCACAGTGCTGAACATCATCCAGAAGCTCTTTACTGGATATTATGCAGCATTCGATTCTCAGGCACTGGGCTCGGCATCCAATGCATTCTCACTGGAAGCTTTCAAGGCGAACCCTCTGATCGCAATTCAGCATGAAGGTAACCTGTCCAAAATCGAGGACAATACTCGTCTGAATTCATTGGTGTCTCATGAGACCATGATGGTCAATGAGAAGTTCCGCAGTGCTTATGCCAATCAATTCAAGAGCTTCCTGATTCTCGCTACAAACAAGCCTGTCAAAATCACCGATGCGAAGTCCGGTTTGATTCGCCGATTGATCGATGTGGTGCCCACAGGTGAGAAAGTCCCTCAGAAAAGATATTCTGAACTCTATGCCAAGACCGATTTCGAGCTTGGCGGTATTGCATGGCACTGCAAGGAGGTCTATGAGGAGAATAAACATCGCTATGACGATTATATTCCGACAAGAATGCTTGGCGCTTCCAATGACTTCTATAACTTCATGCTCGACCGGTATTACATTTTCAAGAAAGAAGACGGTATTTCCCTGAAGAGAGCATGGGCGATGTATGACGAGTATAACCAGCGAGCAAAGGTTGTCTATCCGTATTCGATGCGTGCATTCCGTGAAGAGCTGATGAACTACTTTGCGGATTACAAGGAACGCGCAGAAGATGTGAATGGCGAACGAGTGCGAAGCTACTACAGTGGATTCAAGGCAGACAAGTTCAAAGAATTTGCCGACCCCGCACCTGCAGAAGCAGCTTCAAAGGAGGAACCATCCAAGTCATGGATTGATCTGAAACCACAGCATTCTCTCTTTGATGATATTTGCAAGGACTGTCCTGCGCAGTATGCGAACGAAAATGGCACTCCTACGCAAAAGTGGGAGAATGTCAAAACGCTGCTCAAAGATATTCTTACTTCTAAGCTCCACTACGTCAAAGTCCCTGAAACCCACATCGTCATTGACTTTGACATTCCGGGCGACGATGGCAAGAAATGCTTTGAGCGAAATCTGGAGGCAGCGTCCAAGTGGCCTGCTACCTACGCAGAACTGAGTAAATCTGGTGCAGGAATCCACTTGCACTACATTTACACAGGGGACGCAAGCAAACTGAGCCGTGTATACGATGAGCATATTGAGGTCAAGGTGTTCACCGGAAATTCTTCGTTGAGAAGAATGCTGACCAAGTGCAATGATATTCCGGTTGCCAAAATCAGCAGCGGCTTACCATTGAAGGGAGAAAAAGCAATGGTCGATGTGAAGCAGATTCAAAATGAGAAGCACCTGCGGGTACTCATTAAGAAAGCCCTCGCAAAAGAAATCAGTCCCTATACTAAACCCAGCATTGACTTTATCGCTCATATTATGGATGAAGCCTACGAGAGTGGGATTCCCTATAATGTGGACGACATGCGCAATGCGATTCTAGCCTTTGCCGTAAACAGCACGAATCAGGCCGATGCCTGCTTGAAGATTACGGCAAAGATGCACTTCAAGTCAAGAGAGGATGCTGAATCGCAGGTTGATGACGGTGAGAAAGCACCCATCGTATTTTTCGACTGTGAGGTGTTTCCGAATCTCTTTTTGGTCAACTGGAAATTTGCCGGTGAGGACAAGCCGGTGAATCGGTTGATTAATCCTAGCCCTACGGATATTGAGAAGTTGACACAATATCGTCTGATTGGCTTTAATAACCGCAAATACGATAACCACATGCTTTGGGCTTGCATGCTCGGCTGGAATACGGAGCAGCTGTACGCACTGTCGAACCGTATTATCAATGACCATATGGGCTTCTTTGGCGAGGCCTATAACCTGTCCTACACGGATATTTTCGACTTTTCGTCGAAGAAACAGAGCCTGAAAAAGTTCGAGATTGAGCTGGGTATCCATCATCAGGAGCTTGGCTTACCTTGGAACCAGCCAGTGCCCGAAGAGAAATGGGAACAGGTCGCGGAGTATTGCGACAATGACGTTATCGCCACTGAAGCAGTGTTCAACTCCAAAGATCGTAAGGCTGACTTTATTGCACGTGAAATTCTGGCCGATGTTGCTGGGATGACCGTCAACGACACTACCAACAGCCTGACCACGCGCATTATTTTCGGCAAGGAAAAGCATCCTCAGCTGGTCTATACGGATTTGGCTACGGGTAAGTCCGATTCGGTGGTAGAAGTCGAGCCTGATATTCTGACCGACAAGAATATCATCAACGCCTTCCCGGGTTATGAGTGGGTCAGAGGCGAAGATGGTCGGATGCACAATATGTTCCGTGGTACTGATTTGGGCCTTGGCGGTTATGTCTATGCCGAACCCGGTATGTACTACAACATCGCCCTGCTGGACGTTGCCTCTCTGCACCCACACTCGGCCGTCGCTCTAAACTACTTTGGCGACTACACCAAGAACTTCAATGACCTGATGGATGTACGTATCTATGTAAAACATGGTGAGTACGACAAGGCCAAGAAGCTCTTTGGCGGTAAGTTGTCCAAATATTTGGATGACCCCGCACAGGCGAAAGCGTTGGCGCAGGCTCTGAAAATCGCTATCAACTCGGTTTACGGTCTGACCAGTGCAACCTTCGATAATCCGTTCCGCAACCCCAAGAATGCCAATAACATTGTGGCGCTTCGAGGGGCTTTATTTATGCGCACTCTGCAGGACGAGGTGCAGCAGCGTGGTTTCACGGTGGCGCACATCAAGACGGACTCTATCAAGATTCCGGATGCAACGCCTGAAATCATCGACTTCTGCATGGATTTTGCGAAAAAATACGGGTACACGTTTGAGCATGAGGCTACATACGAAAAAATGTGCCTTGTGAACAACGCCGTTTATATTGCAAAGTATCTCGATGCAGATACAGCAAAGGCACAGTACGGCTATATTCCTGAAAAGAACGAGAAGAAGGGCGGTCATTGGACTGCGACTGGTGCTCAGTTTCAGGTGCCATATGTGTTTAAAATGCTTTTCTCCCACGAAGATATTGTGTTCGACGACCTTTGCGAAACCAAGTCGGTATCTAAGGGCGCAATCTACCTCGATAAAAACGAGGCTCTGCCCGAAGACGAGCACAATTATATTTTCGTGGGGCGTGTTGGTCAGTTCTGTCCTATCAAACCCGGATGCGGAGGAGCGCTGCTGATGCGTGAAGCGGGTGTCCGAGACGATGGTGAGACGAAATACAATTCGGTCACTGGAGCCAAAGACTACCGCTGGTTGGAAAGTGAGATGGTCTATAATCTCCATCTGGAGGATAGCATTGACCGCTCTTATTTCGACAAGATGGTTGATGAGGCGGCGGACACTATTGCTCAGTACGGCGACCTGGAATGGTTCGTATCGGATGATGGTGGAATGCCACCTTGGCAGAAGCCTGATTTACCCTGGGGTGATATTCAGGACGAAGCTGCAAGAAATTATGAGGTGAGATAAATGGAAAAAGATGCTTGGAATTGGAACGCGTGCCCTGAGTTGCCCCCAGTGATGCTTATATCCAATCATGAACTCGCAAGGGCTATACACAAAGGGATGGCGATTGACTACTCTCGCCAGTCCACGGAGCGTGCCAAGAAGAATGATATTGTGAAGTTCGGCATGTGCAGTGTATGCATCCGTAAGGTCATCTTCAACGACCCGGCAACGGTTGTTCTGTGGTCGGATGGCACTAAGACTGTGGTGAAGTGTGGGCCTGATGATATTTTCGATAAGGAAAAGGGCCTCGCTATGGCTATTGTGAAGAAAATGGCAGGCAATGATAGCCGATTCCACAAGGTCTTTAAGAAGTGGTGTAAGCCGGATGAAACCAATGAGGATGCTGGTGCTTATGCCAAGGTGTTGAAAGAGCTGGATCAGGTGGCTGCGCAGACCAAGGATGGTATCGCGGGGTTGCTGGCAAAAATGAGTGCGGCGATGCACTAAAGAAAAAGAGTAAAGGAGTTTCTATTATGAAAGCAAAGGTAAATATTGACAATACCCGGTTTATTTTCGACACCAATTTCTCCGGCGACCCGAACCGCGACCGTTACGGCTCGTCCCGGCGGCGTGTGAATGTGGTCATCCCTACGGAGGAGCAGGCTCAGCAGCTCATCGAAATGGGGCTGAACGTCAAGCAGACCAAGCCGAACCCCAACTACATCTACGATGAGCCGTTCGTACCGACCTTCTACGTCCCGGTGACGGTCAACATGGACTCCAAGTGGCCTCCACAGGTTTTCTGGATCACCACCACTGGCCGCAAGGTTGCCTGCAACGCTGAGAACATCGGTCAGCTGGATTATATCCGTGTGAAGAACGTGAACCTGCAGGCTAACCTGTATGAGAACCGGAACAACCCCGGCCAGTACACGCTGTACGCGGATATTCTCTACGTAGAGCAGGACGCAGATGCCGACCCGTATGCTGCTAAGTATGAGCAGCGCGAGACGGCTGAGCCTAACGATCCGAACGATTTGCCGTACTAAGGAGGAGCGCATGAAGAAACTGTTTATCAGTGTTCCTATGCGTAATCGCACGGAATACGCCATCAAAGCATCCATGGAGCAGATGCACAAGATTGCAGAGGCTGTCTTTGGCGAAGAGCTGGAGGTTATCCCGACTTATTTCGAGGAGAATCCTCCTGAAAACACCAACATGGCTCTTTGGTATCTCGGTGAGAGCATCAAGAAACTGTCGGAAGCAGATCGCTTCATCGGCATTTACGATGAGGACAAGGGCTATCGTGGCTGCATCATCGAAAATCTCGCCGCAAAGAACTACAACATCCCGTCCTATCTGGTGAATGTCAGTTACGTTGCTCCTGATATCATCGAGCAGAAGCGTCGCGATGCGCGCATCGCAAACCTCGAAATTTATTAAATGATATTTCTGAGTGCAGGAGTTAGTCTTCCGTTGAATGGTCCAGCCGGTGAGTGCCCACGTCGCAAATGGCGTTCTCAGAGGCAGCAGCTCAGACTTATATTTTTAATAAAGGAGAAGAACTATGAAAGTATTGCGTATCAAACCGATGTGCCGACCGGAGGTCATCGACATTGATGGCTCGTTGGAATCTCTGCAGAAAGAGGTTGGCGGCCTGATTCAAGCAACCTACCCGTGGGACGACAAAGTTGCTCTTATTTGCAACGATGAGGGCAAACTCATGGGCTTGGAGTTCAACCGGCCGCTTTATAACGCTGACGCTCAGATGTACGACTATGTGGTTGGTACATTCCTGATTGTTGGCCTGACCGAAGATGACTTTGGCTCTCTTTCGGATGAGATGATTGAAAAATACGCTAGGATGTTTCGCCGCTGCTATTATCTGATCGAGGACGAGGACGGCAAAAGATATTTTGTGCGTATGAAGCCGAAGCAGTAATCGCAATAATTTCGGGAGCCGTGGAGAAATCTGCGGCTCCTTTTATATGGGTCATTCGCTAGGGCGAGCGTGACAGGTTCGAATCCTGTATGGCCTGCAAGTGTCCGAAATACACACATAAAACAAAGGAGTATCAGTATGAAAAAATCTATGGAGTTCTACATGAATGCAGCAGGATGGGTTATCGGTCTGGTCGGTGCAGGTTACGCTGTCGGAGTTCACTGCAAGATGAATGCCCTTGCGAAGAAGCTGGACAGTAAAATTGACCGATTGGCAGATGATGCCGCCATCCAGATCCCTGAGTATATCATCAAGGATGCTGTGGATAAAGCTGTCGTGAACCGGACTGACTATGCAATCCAGCGGGCAACTAGCGCGGCTATTACGGATATTCACGCAGAAATAGCCCGTCAGGTCAAGTCTGCCATCAACAAGGAGTATGTAACCCTGCAGGGTAGCGTAAAGAAGGAAATCAAGGGCCAGCTCGGTCGGATTGATATTTCTGATCTGCGCGAAGAAGTAAAAGACGAGGCCAAGAATCAGCTGGCAGAGAGTATGGAGGATATTCTGGACGACTTCAATGACAACCTGAAGAACGTTAAGAAAATTTACGGTTCCATTTCGGACGCTATTACCGGCAATCAGGGCGGTAAGGAAACCGTTGTGAAAATTTCCTGAGGTCACTGCTATGAAACCGAAACAGTTGTGGAAAATCTTTACTTATAAGGGTAAAGAGATATTTGCATACACAATATTTGGCGAGGGCGCAGATGAAGAGGAAGCTACAATTGCCCTGTTGGCCTACGAGAATCATTGCTATCCTGAAGCCATTCATGTTCACAAAGAAATGAGGTGATTGCTCTGATGGCGGGAGTTCAGCTTTACGACTACCAGCTCGAAGCAGTCCAGAAAATGAGACTGGGCTGTATTCTGTGCGGTGGGGTGGGAAGCGGAAAAAGCAGAACGGGGCTGGCATTTTATTACCAGATGTTCGATGGAAAGCTCAACACAGAAGAGTACGTTCCGATGGTTGAGCCTGAAGACCTTTATATTATCACAACAGCACGGAAACGTGACACAGGGGAGTGGGACGAAGAACTCGCTCCCTTTTTCATGTCTACTGATGAGAGCCTTGACCTTTACAACCACAAAGTCGTAATTGATTCTTGGAACAACATTGGCAAGTACATTGGCGTCAAACGCGCGTTCTTCATATTCGATGAACAGCGTGTTGTGGGCAATGGCTCGTGGGTGAAGGATTTCTTACGCATTACGAGGGAAAACGACTGGATTCTTCTGAGTGCCACGCCTGGCGATTGCTGGACAGATTATATTCCGGTGTTCATTGCAAATGGATTCTACCGGAACCGGACACAGTTCAATAATGAGCACGTGGTCTATAGTCGCTTCTCAAAGTACCCAAAAATTGACAGATATTTGAACACTGGCAGGCTGATACGTCTGCGGGAACGGATTTTGGTTGATATGGACTTTGAGCGGAAGACGATACCGCATCATGAGAACATCTACGTCGAGTTCGACCAGCGCAAGTACAAAGATATTTGCATGAGCCGGTGGAATCCATGGGAAGGGCGGCCTATTGAAACAGCAAGTGAGTTCTGTTCCAGCCTGCGGAGGGTGGTCAATGCGGATGAATCTCGGCAACAGGAAGTGCTTGATATTTGCATGACACACCCGAGAGTTATCATCTTCTATAACTTTGACTATGAGTTGGATATTCTCCTGCATCTGCCCTATGACAACGGTGTGGAGGTGGCTCAGTGGAATGGGCACAAGCATCAACCGATACCGGATACGGATAAATGGGTCTATCTTGTACAGTACAACGCTGGAGCAGAAGGTTGGAACTGTATCAAGACGGATACCATTATTTTTTATAGCCAGAACTACTCCTATAAGGTCATGGAGCAGGCTTCTGGGCGGATTGACCGGCTGAACACACCTTTCAAGGATCTCTGGTTCTACCACCTGAAGAGCCGTAGCGGTATCGATGTGGCCATTTCCAGAGCATTGATGCAAAAGAAACAGTTCAACGAAAGGAAATTCTATGGGGGAACATGATATTTATGATTCTTTTGGGCTTGCTGCAACGTCCTGTGAGGAAATCGCAGATATCTTAAATACAATTGCAGAATTCTGCGAGAAAGTAACAGCTTGCTTCATGGACTTGACTGAAGAAATTAAGAGGCAGTCATTGAAGATAATTCTGCAGAAGCTGCGCCCTGACTACAAGGACAAATGCAAAATCCGATGGCTGGATATTCCCAACAAAGTTATGCAGGGGCGTATCAGGAGGTTCTGCTGATGGGAAATATCTCACGAAAAAGCAAGAAGAAACTTATTCAGAAGATGAAGGCGACGTATCATGAGATTCAACTTATAAAAATCATGTATACCGAAGAAGCGTTGCCTCGTTACAAAGTTCCCACAAAATTGTATTGCCGCAACGATGGACGAGATAATTACCCACATATTGCAATGTTCTTTGGAAAAAAGAACCATCCGCGAGATGTTGTTGAGGTTTACCAGCATCATGTGAATCTCATTAAGTAAGAAAGGATTGATGTTTTATGATTAAAGACTCTGGCGACCGCACCGAATTTGAAACCGGTGCCAAGCGTGATATGCACGCAGGGAAGGGACGGATGGACCTTCTGCCTTGGTATGGCATCATGGAGGTCAGCAAGCACTGCGAGGAAGGTGCCATGAAGTATGGTGAGCACAATGTGGATAAGGGTATCCCGCTGCATTCGCTGCTGGACAGTGCTTCTCGGCATCTGGCAAAGTATATGGTCGGTATGGATGATGAGGACCACCTGCGAGCAGCTTGTTGGAACCTGCTGTGGGCATTGAACCAGCGGGAGACCCATCCGGAGTTGGATGATAGGTTTATGGTGAAGGCAGAAGATAAGAAAAAAGACGAGCCTGTCAAGAAAAAAAGATTGGCGATTTGTCCACGATGCCACTGCATTATTAGAGATCAGCTTGGAACCTTCAACCCGAGGATGTCTCTTGACTGCATCCAATATGACCGTGAAGCTGATCGGCTAGTAGTTGTTTGCCCAATATGCGGTGCTGAATATATGCAGTTGGAGGCCAAAATCAATGAATGACTGGATGCGCGAAGTGGATTATGCAACCTACTGTCCGAAGTGCAAGAACTTCAAGGTACTGGAGACGGACGAGCCTTGCAACGGGTGCCTGACGGAGTGTGCGCGGGAGGGTACCAAGAAGCCCGTGAAGTTTGAAGAGAAGACGCGAAAATAACAGGCTCCTTTATGAGGTAAACTCATATTTGAAAGGAGATACTTATTATGAAAAAAGCATTGAAAGTGCTCATCAAAGAGACATTTGTATGCGGTGCTCTTGGGCTGATAATCTATGAGGTTCATGACATGACTCGTACAAAGATTAAGAAAATCAAGGAGGAGTCATGGCGTGAAGCTTGGGATATTGGATACAAAAGCGGGTATACTGCCGGTCGCTTTGATGGGCTGTTTAAAGCTCTCGGCAATAAATGTATCACACGTGAAGAATTTGATGAACTAATTAAGGAAAACTGAAGAATCGAGCCGTGGAGAAATCTGCGGCTCTTTATTTTTATCGTTGAAGGAAGATGCTTGTATGCAACGTATGAACATTAAATGTTGCCATTGTGGGGACTATACCCCATTTATCACAGAGGAGAACATTGAAGTTATTCCTCAAGTTAATCTCACAAGAACCGACATGGATAGTTTGGGCGATATCGCTGAGGCATTGAGGGAGTGCGGTTGCTTGGATGTGTGTGATTTCTTACGCCGGGTTCAGAGTGAAGTGACCAAAATTGTAGAGTATCAGGAGGAACGGTGAACGCTAAATGATATTTGCTGAAGAGGATTTGAACTCTTTGAATGCTATTGCTGGACTGTTGGCTTCATTCGGGTGTGATAGTCAGGCTGGCTGTGTGCTTTATATTCAGCATAAAATCGCAAAGACCATGGAGGCTGACGAAAGGAAATGCAGAAATGAGAAACATGTCTAAGAAAACCTGGAAGCTCCGGGTTTGGAACCATATGACCGAGATGCAGAAACTGGATATTCTGCTGAAGCACGCTAAGGTTCTGCATACTTATGGACGCCGTTGGCCAGAGATGGACAGACCGGACAATCAGGAGTTTCTTCCTGGCGGACGGCATGATGGTGGTGAGCAAATCGTTGCATATGATGCTACTGGAAATCGTATCTGGGATGGCATTTGGGGCTGGGGTTCCTATGGCTTTGAGCAGGGTCTTATCGAGGTGATGGGTACACAGTTACTTGGCCATGATGATGTTGAGGGCTGGCTCACGGCTCGTCAGGTCACAAAGATGTGGAGGTGTAGAAATGCTGCAAAAAATCGCTGAGTATGTCAAAAAGATATTTCGCATGGAGCCGATTCCGACGACAATTAGTACCCTGCGGGAGGCTTTGCGGGATTTGGAAGTGGCTCGGAACCACTTTGAGAACTGCGACCCGGAATTTGTGGATGCGGCTATTTTCGAGCTGAACGCTGCAGAGTGCCGGGTGGATGCTGTGAGGAGGTGTGTGGGGTGATTGTGTATAAGGCGACCTATAAGTGCCGGTACTGTGAACGAAAATTCGACAGCAAATATCATTATTGTGGTTTAGACGATGCGGTTCACCATTTTGATAGCTGTATGAAGTTTCAACCGGTTCATTTCTGTAAGGGCGGACATGTTGGTATTGGAGACTTTGCAGGGTTCGAAAGGGTTGATGAGGATGAATGATATTTGGACAAAGCTCGGAATGTTCTTTGGACATGTGCTGGCTTTGACGATGGTTATCTGCGCGTGGCTGATCATTATTGTGGTTACGCTGAAGGTAATCTGGTTCACGCTATTTCGGATTTTGCTGTGAGGTATGACAGATGGATGATGTTGAGCAGTTTTCCAGGGCCTTAAGTGCAATAGCACAAGCTGGAGCATACAGTGCAAAAGATATTCGGCAAATCTGCGCCCAAGAAGTTCAATATGTTGAGGAAACAGTTTTGTGGGCAGATAATGTTCCATATGCAGTAGTACGTACACCTACTGTGCAGGTTCCTGTATATGAGAGGTCGTCTGATATTCAGGAAAAGGACTGCAGGCCTAATAGCAAGCTTGATAGTTGGCCGTATCGCGTGGTCGCCTTCCTGAACGAGGTAATCGATATATTCGTACTAGCTATTACGGAGGATTTCTTATGAGATGTTGTCCGGTATGTTACGCAAAGGCAAAGCCTATTGTGTCTGATACGGTAATGACTGGCGCGAAACTGGAGATTAAATACGTGACAGTATGTCCACGATGCGGTTTCGGGTGCCATAATGAAGGCAGTGTTATATTGCAATACGATGAAACAACGATGACTCCATTGGTGGATGACCGTGGTTTACGGAGTCTTGTTAGGAAATGGGATTCAATTTTACGAGATCCCGAGGCAGAAAGGATTGCTAACATATGAAATATACCTTTATTTTTTCCTGCACAGACAATGGTGGCTGCCATCAGACCTTTGAAGTCAGAGCGACCGACAAGCAGGAGGCCATCCGTAAAGGCATGAAGACCGCAAAGAAGTTTGCTTGCGGAGATATCTGTGGGGACTGGGAGTGTAAGTTGAAGCGGGAGGATAGTTTATGAACGAAGACTTTGGATCGATCACAATTCTTGCTCCAAAATGCCAGAAGTGTCCCAAAGTGAAATCCTGCGACCATAAACAAATGGCTCATCTCGGATACATAGTTCCACAAAGGGGCAACGGAAAGAGCTTCAGTCAGCTCGAAATAGTGGATTCACTGATATTTCTGAAGGCGGCATCAAGGAGCTCCAGCAGATCGAGCGGGTGGCCCGTGTCTGCTACAAGAGCGAGGACAAGATCACGCCGGACGGTGAGTCGGCAAAGAAGCTGGTGGGCTTTCTGGTGAAGCAGGGGCATGAGGCTATGCTGGAGCATTCTCAGCTGAGCGTGCTGTTCACCTGTGACCGTGGTGTGGCGAATGAGCTGGTGCGGCACCGCATTGCTTCTTTTGCGCAGGAGAGCACCCGGTACTGCAACTACTCAAAGGAGAAGTTTGAGGGCAGCATTACCGTTGTGGAGCCGTTTTATATCGATAAAGAGCAGAATCGCCTGTTCTATCGTAAATGGGTAGAATCCTGCGAATTGGCAGAAAAAACTTATTTTTTGATGCTTATGAACGGTTATCGTCCCGAACAGGCCCGTTGTGTGCTGCCGCTGTGCTTGAAGACCGAGATCGTGGTGACGGCCAACTACCGTGAGTGGCGCAACATCTTCAAGCTGCGTACTCCTGTGGCGGCCCATCCTCAGATGAGAGAACTGATGTGCCCGCTGCTGAAGGAGCTGCAGAGCAAGATCCCGGTGGTGTTCGATGATATTTACACGTACTGGCCGAAGGATGACCAGACGGGAAAAGGAAGCACGGTGAAGTAAGCATGAAAGAAATTGATGAAAGATATATTGCCGCACTTGATGAGTTCGGTTTTGGAATGTTCCGAACTAAAGCCGGTGTAAATATTTACCATACTACCTCAACAGGAACATTTATGATCAATCTTAATGGCGAGGACTTTGTGGATATGCTGGTAAGCTATGCAGAAACATTTGACCCGAATACCTGGGCGTGGTTGACAGTAAAAAGTCATTCGTCAACGCAGGATATTTCGGCACTGCTCAAGAACGCCCAGGAAATCCAGATGCTTCTTCTGCGGCTTGCCATTAAACTCGTGAAAACCAGTAAGGAAGTGGAGTGAGACTATGAAAAATCGTATTATTTGTGTCTTTACATGTCTGATGATGCTCGTGGGCTGTGTGGTTCTGTGCAGCTGCTCCGAAGCGGACAAGGTCAATCGGAACATTTCCAAGCAGGCTAACTACTTTGAAGCTGAGCGCCGGATCACGGTCTATAACGCACGTACGGACAACGTCATCCTTGAAATGGAAGGTGCTATGTCCATCTCGAACAATGATAACAATGAACTTGTGTGTACGGTGAAGACTGGTCCGAACGAGTATAAGAAGAATTATATTTACCTGAACGAGTACACCATGTATGTTGTTGAGGATATCACCGGCACTCATACTGATCCATACCACTATAAACTCTATTTCCACACGGATATTCTGCCGGACGTAGAGGTGCGGTCGTGACCTACCTTGACGAGGCTGTGGAAATCGGTGTTCAGATGGTGTCTGGCTTACTCACGCCTACAAGCCTGACGGATATTTACGTTATGATTGCTCGGAAGCATGAAATTCCGCCGCAGAAGGTCGAAAGCTCAATCAGGAGCACCATTTGTGAAATCAATAAGGAGATGGGTATGCATTTTACGCCCATGACTTATATTCACATAGTAGCTCTTGGCGAAAAATACCGAAAGAAGATGATGAAAGCTAAATGACTACATATGAATTTGTAGATAGCATGGGTGTACCTGTTTGGATGAGCGGTTTTGATGCTCTCATCGATGCTATCGATATTCTCAAAAACGCTCTGCAGAACAACGAATCGCCAACCATTGTGGACATTAACCGAAAGCTGTGCGTGAAGTATCATACAAGCACCATTGCGATGGACAGGCTCCTTCGTCGGGCGGTAGACTATGCAGTGATTCGGAAGCAGACACATGGGCCGCTTTATTACGAAGTGTTGGGCGATACTCCTCGGCAGGCGATGCCGTTGAAGCAGTTCTTGTATATCTCTGCGCGATATTTGATGCGGAAGGAGGTGCAATAAGCGATGCATGATATTTGTGGCATTGACCAAAAGAGTATCGACGATGGTAAGGTTTGGGTGCGCATTCGTGGCACCAATCCGACTGTTCAAAAACCCGTGAGCGAAATCCAGTACGACACGATGATTCCTGCTGTAATCTTCCGGTACAAAGGAGAACGTTGCAAACGGATAGTGGCCATTATCAACCTTGACATCATGGTCAAAGACTGATATTCTTGGAACAGAAAGGGTGTGCTCTGGATGGGATTTTCTAAGGACTTGAAGGAAATTATCATGATGCGCATGGCATTGAAAGAGAAGAAACGGCAGGAAGAGGAAGCTGAGAGAAGGCGCTACCTGTTTATTATGCTGCTCATCTTTGCAGCACTCATGACATACGTTTCTGTCATGGCAATGTTTGAAAATTTAGGCATCATCCGCTGAAAAAGGGAGGCTCTGGAGCAATTTCAGGGCCTTTTCTTTTTGATGTCAATATTTGTCAAAGATTGTCACGGTGTGAATTTTTGGCCATTTTTTCTCGTGGAATTTATGTCAATAATTGTCAATGCGTGAAAAAATGGCGATTTTATGGCCAAAAACCCACTTTGTGGCCAAAAATTTTTGCAAAAATGGCCACGACTTTTGACGTAAATACGTTAAAAATATGGCGTTTGGCCAAAAACCCACTTTTTTTCTTAATTTAATAAAAAAATTAAAAATTTTATATATAGTAGTTGGAAATAAAAATGGGTTTTTGGCCACAGCGAGTTTTCTGCTCGAATTGGCCAAGAGGGCCACCACTTTCACCTTGTAAAAGAATAACAAAAACTATATAATTGAGTTACGAGGTGCAAAGTTATGAAAAAGCGTGAAATTCCGTTTATGGCCCAGTATGAGAATGAGTTTGGCTATCACGAGTGGACTACGTTGGACAGCGCAAATAATTTGGTGCGCTGCTATTATAATGGCGATACAGAACTTCATGTGAAAGAGCCCTGGTGCGAATGTAATGGTGTCAGGATGAGAAAGGTACGAAATCAGGAAAAGTGGCGTTGTCCTATCTGCGGTAAGGTCTATGATATTTCCGACATTGATTGGCCCATGCCTTATTGGGATGACGAAACTGGCCTGAAAAATGATTATGGCGAATATATGTATCCGAACGCAGAGAAGCGAGCAGGTCCTCCTGAAATGTATGAGGAAGCTCCCTTTACTTGGTATCTGTAAGGTGAAAGTTTGAGGATTGTCACGATTGTGGCAGTCCTTATATTTTTATCCTTCTAAAAGATTGACAAATATTACCAAATATCCCCGCGTAAATTTCTTGCTCTTTTATGGGAGGAACAGTGTGCGTAAAAACATGCTGTTCCTCTTTTATTTTTGGAGGTTTGTATGCTAGAGAACAAATTCAAAACAGGATTGGTAAAAGACCTGAAGAAACGCTTTCCCGGCTGCATGGTCGTTCATCTTGACCCGAATGAAATTCAAGGGATTCCGGATCTCTTGGTTTTATATCGAGATAGATGGGCAGCACTCGAAGGAAAGAAGACAGGGAAGGCATCGCATCGTCCGAATCAAGACTACTACGTAGCCAAGATGAATGAGATGAGCTATGCCTCTTTTATTTATCCTGAGAACAAGGAGGAGATACTGGATGAACTGGAACGATCATTCACGACTGCAAGGCCAGCACGCTTTTCTGGGAGCGAGTAAGTATCATTGGATCAATTATGATGCTGCCCGGATTGCAGAGTCCTTTGTAAACTATCAGGCGAAGGAGAGAGGAACGCGCCTTCACGCATATGCTGCAGAAAGTATTGCACTGGGGCAGAAGCTTCCTCGGAGTAAGAAGACACTTAACTCCTATGTCAATGATGCAATTGGCTTTTGCATGACCCCGGAAGTGGTTCTTTATTATTCAGAGAACTGCTATGGCACAGCCGATACGATTCATTTTGCAAACAACTTCCTGCGCATCCATGATTTGAAGACTGGTCTGGTACCGGCACACATGGAACAGCTCTTCATCTATGATGCACTTTTCTGCTTGGAGTATGGCGTCAAGCCTCGCGATATTCAAATCGAAAACCGCATCTACCAGAACGATGATATTTGGATCGTGAATCCGACTTGCGAGGACATCGATCCTATCATTAGCAAAATCATTGAGTTCAACAAAATCATTACTGAACTGAAGTTAGGAGCGACAGCATGAATCCGGTAGAAAGAGATATTCGAGGATATTTCGGTATCGCGCCGGAAGACAGTATCCTGGAGCATTATGGCACCAAGCGCCACTCAGGCAGATATCCGTGGGGTTCTGGCGAGAATCCGTATCAGCGCTCAGGTGATTTTCTGTCACGTGTTGAGGAGCTGAAGAAGAGCGGCATGAAGGAGAAGGATATTCTCCAGACCATCAATGATTCTCTCCCCGAAGAATATAAAATGGGTGCCACCGAGTTCCGTATGGCACAACGCAGAGCCATTCACGAACGCCAGCAGCTCAAATATGACCGTGCACGTGCTTTATCTCAGGATGGGCTCGGCCCCACAGAAATCGGTCGGGAGATGGGTTTATCTGAATCCACGGTTCGTTCGATGCTGAAGAACGACAAACCTGATAAATATACCAGAACCAAAGAAATTGCCGAGACCCTGCGTAAGGAAGTCGATAAGAAGGGCATGATTGATGTTTCTGAAGGTACAAATCTGGTTCTGGGCGTTTCAGAAGGTGATTTGGACGATGCTATATTTGTTTTAGAGGCAGAGCACGGATATCAGCGTTATGGCGTTGGCATTCGTCAGCCAACAAATATTAACCAGCAAACCAACATCACTGTTCTGGCAAAGCCGGAATATGACCAGAAATATGCATATCAGCATCAGAATGAAATCCAGTCTCTTGGTGAGTATCATTCTGAAGATGGCGGTGAAACGTTCAAGAAGCTTCAGCGCCCCAGTAGCATGAGTTCTGACCGTGTTTATATTCGTTATGGTGATGAAGGCGGTCTGGACAAGGATGGCGTTATCGAAATTCGGAGAGGTGTTGCTGACCTGAACCTCGGAAAATCGCATTATGCGCAGGTTCGTATCATGGTGGATGACAGTCATTATCTGAAAGGCATGGCTGTATATTCTGACGATATTCCTAAAGGTTATGATGTGGTGTTTAACACCAACAAGAAATCCGGCACTCCGAAAATGAAGGTCTTAAAGCCTATCAAAGATGACCCCGATAATCCTTTCGGCGCATCTATCAAGGCAAATGGTCAGAGCACCTATATTGGTGAGGACGGAAAAGAACATCTGTCGCCCATCAATAAGCTGAAAGAAGAAGGCGATTGGGACACCATGGCAAAGAACCTTTCTTCGCAGTTTCTGTCCAAACAGCCGGTCAAACTTCTGAAACAGCAATTGGATCTTACTATTGCTGACCGCAAGGCAGAATATGACGAAATTATGCAGTATGACAATCCGACGATTCGGAAAAAGCTGTTGCTTGATTTCGCAGATACTTGCGAGGGCAACTCGATGACCCTGAAAGCATCTTCTTTCCCGGGTCAGGCGACAAAGGTTATTTTACCACTGTCCAAAATCGGAGAGAGAGAATGCTATTGTCCTACATATCCTGATGGCACTCAGCTTGCATTGGTTCGTTTTCCTCATGCAGGAACCTTTGAGATTCCTATTGTAACGGTCAATAACAAGAATTTGTCCGGGCGTAGAAATCTCGGCAATGTGCAGGATGCAATTGGCATTAACGCAAAGGTTGCAGAACGTTTGTCTGGTGCTGATTTTGATGGCGATACGGTTGTAGCGATTCCAAAGTCGAGCAAAGTTGATATTAAATCCACCCCCGCTCTGAAGGATTTGAAAGACTTCGACCCCAAGATTGCATATGCTGTACCTGAAGGAAATCCCAATGGCGTGCGCCTCATGAAGAAAGAGGAAAAGCAGAAAGAGATGGGGATTATTTCCAATCTTATTACTGACATGACTCTTCGCGGCGCACCTGAAGGCGATATTGCTCGTGCCGTCAAGCATTCCATGGTCGTTATTGATGCGGAAAAGCATAAGCTGGACTATAAACGTTCTGAACGTGAAAATGGTATCCAGGAGCTGAAGCAAAAATGGCAAATCAGAGTGCAAGAGGACGGCACTGAAAAATATGGCGGTGCATCCACGCTCTTATCCAGAAGAAAACAGACCGTTCGAGTGCCTGAGCGCAAGGGAAGTGCCCGAATCGATAAAGAGACAGGCGAAAAAATATATAAGGAGTCTGGGCGTACTTATATTGACCCCAAAACGGGCAAGAGAGTACAAGCTATGACGGAAGTAAGTCTTATTTCCATGCACCCCAACGCACGAGACTTATCCTCCGGCACCATTCAAGAAAATTACTATGCCGATTTTTCAAATGAACTGAAGGCTTTGGCTAATCAGGCGCGAAAAGAGGCTGTAAATATGAAGGGTATCCAGAAAAGCCCTGATGCTGCCGAAAAATATAGAGCCGAGGTTGAGTCTATTAACGCCAAGCTCAATGCGGTTGTTGGTAATAAGCCGAAAGAACGGCGTGCTACCATTATCGCAAACGAGAATATTAAGGCTAAAGTACAGGCTCAGGGCTTGGACTATAAGAAGGACAAGAAAGAAATCAAGAAGATCGCAGCTGTTGAGATGCAGCGTGCACGTGATTCTGTTGGTGCAAGCGGCAGCAAGACAAAGATTACGTTCACAGACCGTGAATGGGAAGCAGTTCAAGCTGGCGCAATCTCTGATTCCAAGCTGATGAAGATTCTGAACTCGTCAAAGTCGGATGAAATCATCAAACGAGCAATGCCAAAAGCAAGTACAACGTTGTCTTCTGCTAAGTTAGGCAAAGCACAAGCAATGTTGGCAAACGGCTATAGCTATGCAGAGATTGCAAAGGCTTGCGGCGTCCCTGAATCAACGATCTATGATAATCTTAACAAGTAAGAAAGGCTTTGAACTATGATTCGATGCTTTTTAACCACTGTTGATAATCCTTACAGTCCTTACGAACAGTTTGAGGACTGGTATCGGTTCGACACCGACAAGGGTTATAACTCGTCTGGGCTGCTGATGCGGATGGCTTACACCTCTGACCAGCTCACGGACGCAGAAAATGCGTATGAAATTGAGCAGGCTATCGACCAAATCGTGGGCAATGACCCGCTCAATATCTACAAAAAACTCAAACTCGATATCAAAGATGACGCTCCTGGAGAGCAAACAGCGTAAAAGGGGTATAGGGGGGGTGCTTGAAAAATACACCCCCTCCCCAAATCGCGCCGGTCTTTGATTTTTCCCCGGAGGGAAAATTGAGAATTGGGTTTTAACTACTGCCGAGGTTTCAGGGTGTAGACTGTGCCTCGGTGGTTTTTGTAAGAGCTTATGGGAGGGTGCTCTCTTCAAACAACCTCCATTTGTCGTTTGTTCATTTTTCTTCTCCTTTCAAATGATTAGAAAGACACCACAACCGGCTCCCATAAACTCTTACAAAAGCCATTGAAAAGTGTGGGAAACAGGCAAGATTCTAGTGCAAACCAAATCAAAACAGAATAGAAGGATGACAAAAATGAGGACAAAGAAAGCTGCTTCTGAAGACGTGGCTCCCATGCGGCCAACATTGTCCCCAGAAGTACGAGAAAACCAGATGATTTCCCTAGCAATGGATCTGGTGGAGAAGCGATTGCGAGAAGGAACGGCATCTTCAGCCGAAACGACTCATTTTCTGAAACTGGCTACGGTCAAATCAGAACTGGAGAAGAAAAAGCTAGAAGCAGAGAATACACTTCTTCATGCAAAAGCAGATGCTATTCAAGCAGCCAAAGATAACGCCCTTCTTTACAAGGAGGCAATCAAGGCAATGCGGGAATATGGCGGAGTGGAAGATAACGATGAACCAGAGAACATATTCTGAGCTTTGTCAGTATTCGACCTTTGAAGACCGGTTCCATTATTTGCAACTGCATGGTGCTGTTGGGCATGATACATTTGGATTTGACAGGTACCTGAACCAAGATTTTTACCAGTCCAGAGAATGGAGGATGTTCCGTGACAAAATTATTGTTCGGGACATGGGATGTGACCTTGGTGTTCCTGATCACGAGATTACTGACTGGGTTGTCCGAGGTGGAAGGCTTATTCGACCACGCATCATCATTCACCACATAACCCCTATTACAAAAGAAGATGTACTGGAGCATCGAGAGTGCTTACTTGACCCTGATAATGTGATTTGTGTATCCGACCAAACACATAAGGCTATTCATTATGGGAATGACAGCATTCTGGAACCAGTATTCACAGAACGAAGACCGGGCGATACCTGCCCATGGAGGAAATGACATGAATAACGAAGCAATGATGAACCGCGCAAAGCAGCTGGTGGTGGACTACTTTAACGCCCATGTGGACGTGACTGACGGCAAGAAGCTGACCATCGAGGACGTGTTCATCGTATGGTTCAGCAAGACCCTGCAGAACTGGAAGGCGCTTGTGAGTACCACCGTATCCGACGGCATGTACTATGAGCTCACCCACAACGGCGACAAGGGCGAGACCTATGTAGACGTTTACAAGAAGTGGGACAACAAGTGCATCCCGGACTAAGGAGCGACTATGGACAGCATTCTCACTTCCGTAAAAAAGCTGCTGGGTCTGCCCGCAGACTATGAGGCATTCGACCCGGATATCGTCATGTACATCAACACTGTGCTGATGATACTGACTCAGATGGGTGTGGGGCCGAAAGAAGGCTTTTTCATCTCTGACAAGAGTGCCACGTGGAATCAGTTTATCGCTGATCCGGTAAAGGTGGAAGCCGTGAAAGCCTATGTGGCGGTCAAGGTGCGACTGCTGGGCTTCGATGTACCGCAAAGCAGCGTGACCAAAGAGGCTCTGCAGAACACCGCATCCGAAATGGAGTGGCGGCTGAATGCGGAGCACGACCACCCGGAGGAAACTGTATGAGCAGTATCGGCGGCTTCATTGGCCGTACGAGTGCTGATTATACAGATTTACATAAGGAGAAATGAGATGAACTTTGCAAGTGCTTTGTTCGCTCTTAAGCGCGGACATAAAATCAAGAGACACCATTGGACTGGATACTGGAAGCTGGAAAACGGTGAAGTGATGATGCATACCTGGGATGGCAAATGCATCAACGTACGTGATTCCGAGGATATGCTGTATACCATGGAAAACATGGCGTGCAATGACTGGGAAATCGTGACGGAATATCACGAAGTTAAATAATATTCACAGGAGAATTACATCATGCCATTATCGAACACGGCCACGCCGATTTACTATGGCCGGTTTCGAGAGGCCGTAATTCGGGGTGAAATTCCGGTATGTCGAGAAGTCTCTATGGAGATGAACCGGATTGATGACCTGATTGCAAACCCGGGTATCTACTATGACGACAAAGCAGTTGAAGGTTTTGTCAAATTCTGCGAGAACGAACTGACTCTTACCGATGGCGGAGACCTGAAACTGCTGGATTCCTTCAAGCTTTGGGCAGAAGAGATATTTGGCTGGTACTATTTTGTAGACCGCAGCATCTATGTGCCCAACCCCGGAGGACATGGAGGTCACTACGAGCGAAAACGTATCAAGAAACGGCTTATCACGAAGCAGTATCTTATCATTCCTCGCGGTGCTGCCAAGACCATGTACGACGCATTCATTCAGAGCTACTTTCTGACCGTGGATGTATCGACCACTCAGCAATGCACCACAGCACCAACCATGAAGCAAGCAGAAGAGGTTCTTTCACCGATCCGTACAGCATTGGCTCGGTCGAAGGGACCTCTTTTGAAGTTTATGACGGAGGGAAGCCTGCAAAACACGACCGGCGCAAAATCTGACCGTGTGAAACTGGCATCAACCAAGAAGGGCATTGAGAACTTCCTGACAAACAGTCTGCTGGAAGTGCGCCCGATGACCGTCGATAAGCTGCAGGGTCGAAGAGACCGTGTGGCAACCGTTGATGAATGGCTAAGTTGCGACATCCGGGAAGATCCTATTAGTGCTCTCGAACAGGGCGCATCGAAGAACGAGGACTATCTCATCGTTGCGACCAGTTCAGAAGGAACTGTCCGTAATGGTTGTGGTGACACAATCAAAATGGAGTTAATGGACATCCTGAAAGGGGAGTACATCAACCCGCATGTGTCCATCTGGTACTACAAACTGGATTCCATCGACGAAGTTACAAACCCCGATATGTGGCTGAAGGCAAACCCGAATCTAGGACAGACTGTCAGCTACGAAACTTACCAGCTGGATGTAGAACGTGCAGAAAAAGCGCCTGGTTCCAGAAACGACATTCTGGCCAAGCGCTTTAATATTCCTATGGAGGGGTATACCTACTTCTTTCCGTATGAAGAAACTCTGCCGCATCGTCACCGAGATTACTGGCAGATGCCTTGTGCTCTCGGCGCAGACTTGTCGCAAGGCGATGACTTCTGTGCGTTTACATTCATGTTTCCTATGGCAAACGGCTTCTTTGGGGTAAAAACCAGAGACTACATTACCTCTTACACGCTGTCAAAGCTTCCGCAAGCCATGCGACAGAAGTATGACCAGTTCATGCAGGAAGGCACACTACAGGTATTCGATGGTACCGTGCTGGACATGATGCAAGTGTACGATGACCTCGATAATTTTATTCAGCAGAATGACTATGATGTCCGGTGCTTTGGGTATGACCCTTATAATGCCAAAGACTTTGTAGAACGCTGGTGTACAGAGAATGCACCATTTGGTGTGGAGAAAGTCATTCAGGGCGCAAAGACCGAGAGCGTTCCTTTGGGTGAGCTGAAGAAGCTCTCCGAACAGCGGAAACTGCTATTTGATGAGGCTCTTATGCAATTCGCCATGGGCAACTGCATTGCTTTGGAAGATACGAATGGCAACCGCAAACTGCTGAAGCGTCGTTCTGACCAGAAGATTGATGCAGTTGCTGCCATGATGGACGCTTACATTGCATGGAAGTTGAACCGAGAGGCATTTGAGTAAATCAAACGACCTTTTGGTAGACCTCGCCGTTCGGACGAAGGTAAAGTTCTGTAGGTGCAGAAGGCTTGTCCAGTGCATCCTTGACCAAGACAAGAAGCGGAGACTCTGGCTGCGCATTCAACGCATCAGATAGTTCCAGAATTTTGTGCTCGCTTGCAGATACATCGCCTTTGAGCAGACCTTTCTTCTTGCTTTCGATTTCCTTGTTGACTTTATCAGAGAAGGTTTTCAGCGCACCAATCATGCGGTTCTGACTGAGAGCAAACAAAGGTTTCGCATCGGCTTTGATATTCGCAAGGTAAGACTTGTTCCAATTTTGCGCATAGTAAGCTTCCATAATGGTGCTGATGGCATACAGCTGGGAAGCAAGGTCAATGCCCTGTTTGTTTTGCAATACGGTTCTGGCCTGATTTTCATTGGTTTTTGCACCAATAGAATCTTCCAACTGCTCCGTGTAGAACTCCATGTCAGCCACAGCCTTGATTTTTGCACGTTGCAGGTTGCCGATGGTAGCCATACGCTGCGGTTCACTGAGCATGATGGTCGAATAATTTGCAAGCGCGTACTTGACAAATGTGAGTTCAGACAGCAATTCCGTGCGTTTGGAAGCCTGAAGAAATACCAGAAGGTCATCCAGCTTTCGATTGACTTCGGTTAGCTTGGAACTGATATCTGCGAGGAAATACTGCCCGGTGGCGAAAGAAGCAACACTGAACATCTGAAAAGCTGCAACGGATGCGGGATCGACTTTATACAGAGAAGCAGTACCTGCAAAATGTCCGGTGGCATCCACCATCGTTGTGGACTGACCACCCTGATTCAAGTTCATCAATGCGCCATGGATGCCTTTTGGAAAACGTAGCACATACGTATTGGAAACCACATCGGCCGCAGCCTGTGCAGGAATCAGCTGTAACAACGAATTGGCAGCAAGCCCTGCCTGCTCTGGAAACTCGACCTTTTTAAAACGGGTCGAATCATCGAAATCAGGATGGGTTTCACAAGGCGAAATTTCGCAATTGAAATCTGCAGGACGCAGTTGAGAATCAGGCATAGTTTCAGACCTCCTCCATACATAAAACAAGCGGATAGCCCAGTATAACACGGGGGGGGGGGTATGTTTGCAATACTTTATAAAGAAGGAGGATGAAGCTTGTACTACAATAATCAGATTTGGCATTGGGGTGTTAAAGGTATGAAATGGGGCGTTCGACGCTACCAGAATGCAGATGGCAGCCTAACCGGTGCAGGGAAGAAACGGTATGATCGGGATATTGCTGCCAACAAAAAGAAAAAGGATAATAAGCTGCCTGCGGATGCTTTGGAAGACCCGAATCGCTGGGTTCGTGAAGACCGTGAACGGGCAAAATCTGTTGCTGATGCAGGTAATCAGATGGCAGGTAATCTGAAAACATTGAGCGACAAGTCCATGAAGATTCAGTCCCGCAGGACAGAAAAAATGGATCTGAGCAAGATGACCGACCAGGAGATGCGGGAACGGATCAATCGCGCCATGCTGGAGAAACAGTACGACGATATGTTCAACCCGAAGAAGGTCTATTCCGGGCGAGAAGCCGTTAGCGATACTTTGGAGGTTGCGGGAAGTGTTCTCGCCATTACCAGTTCCGCGTTAAGCATTGCTCTTGCAATTCAGAAGTTACGAGAGGGGTGACCAATTTAAAATGGAATTGTATCACCATGGTATCAAAGGTCAGAAGTGGGGCGTAAGGCGCTACCAGTATGCTGACGGCACGTATACCCCGGCAGGACGGAAGCGCTATGGTGTAAGTCAGAACGCAAGCCGAATGGAGCGCATGGCATCCACAATGGAGATGCGAGTAAAAGACTGTGTGAATGCTGCTCGCACACAGGTGACGGGTCGGCAGTATGTTGACGGATATCTGAAGAAGGGCACAACTTTATCTCGGATTCAGACTTCCAAGAACTTCGAGAATTTCGCGTTCTACGCTACCTATAAGAAGGCTGACAGTGACAAGTACATGGGGCTTTTCGGAAAGAATCTGATGGCGCGAGCCAACTATGATGCCAAACAGGCAGAAAAGCAGGCGAACGCTTCCGGCAGCGAAGCTGACTTAGCAACGGCCACCGCTTTACGCGATAAAGCCAACAGCATGAAGGTCTATCAGCTGAAACTGGAAACGGTCAAGAAGTTGAAGGTGCCTTCCGATGAGAACGCCAGTGATATTACGGCCGGACTGCTGAAAGAGAAAGAGTTCAAGCAGAATCTTGAAGCATCCATTGCGGATTCTAAAGAAAAGATGCGCAGACCTACCCAGCAGGTACTTTTCAAACAGGCAGAGAACGCTTTGAAGAAAGACCCCACTACACTGACTGCATCCGAAAAAGTGGCCATCTATAAGGCTCTAAACCTTTCTCTGACAAATCATAACGCACAGGAAGTGGCGGCACAGAGCCGTTTCTATGCGGAGCTGAGTAAGAAAGGCTACAATGCGTTGCTGGATTATAACGACAAGGATTATTCCAGCTATCATGCAAAGCGCCCGATGATCGTGTTTGATACAGATTCTGTCCGTCTGCAATCGGTGACAGAGACCAATCCGAAGGTCGTGGACAAGCTGTATATGCGCTACAACGCCGAGCGAATTGCAAAAGAAGTGGGAGCAAACACAATCGGCTACGTTTCCAAGCTGGGCAACAAGACGGTTTCGGAGTGCTCCGCTTACATGGAACGCAAGATGAGCGATTATTTGAGTTAAGGAGGATAAGTAATGTAGCAATGGAATGACCGGCGGCCTACTGGAATTTCACGAGGACATACAGTCACTCAAGCGCAAGTAAAGAAAGCATGACAAGGTCACTGAGCAGAGAAATCTGCTTGGTGGTTTTTTGGAGGAAAAATTCAAAATGGAGATGAACATTGGCTCCAGGCTGAAACATGCGTGGAACGCCTTTCTGAACCGGGACCCTCCCGGAAGCGAGTATTATGGAGGCGGCTACAGTTACCGCCCTGATCGGATGCGCTTTTCTCGTGGAAGTGAGCGCACCATTATCAATGCCATCAACAATCGTATTTCGCTCGATGCATCATCCATTAAGATCAATCACGTAAAGCTCGATGAAAATAATCGCTTTGATTCGATTATTGATTCGGGCCTTAATTATTGTCTGACTACGGAAGCCAATGCCGACCAGACCGGCCGAGGGCTGATTCAGGACATCGTGATGACCTTTTTGGAAGAGGGCGTGGCGGCAGTTATCCCGGAGAAAACAAATTTTGACCCACGTTATAGCAATAGCTATGAAATCTACTCCATGCGTGTTGGTGTACCCGTAGAGTGGTATTCAGATCGTGTGCGAGTACGGGTCTTCAATGAATTGACCGGTCAGAGGGAGGAGATTACTTTCCCGAAGAAGATGGTTGCGCTCATTGAGAACCCATTTTATTCGGTCATGAACGCACCGAACTCTACCATGCAGCAGTTGGTGCGAAAACTGGCATTGCTGGACGTGGTAGATGAACAGGCCGGTAGTGGGAAACTGGATATGATTATTCAGCTTCCTTATGTTATTAAGACGGATGCTCGCAGAAAGCAGGCAAATGAGCGGCGGGAAGAAATCGAAAAGCAGCTTTCCGGCTCTAAGTATGGTATTGCCTATACGGACGGTACGGAGCGTATCGTGCAGCTGAATCGAAGCCTCGAAAACAACATTCTGAAATCCATCGAATACCTGACGAACATGGTATACAGTCAATTGGGTGTGACACAGGAAATCCTGAATGGTACAGCGGACGAGAAAACGATGAACAACTACATGAACCGCATTATCGAGCCGGTCGTATCGGCCATTGCAGACGAGTTTAATCGGAAGTTCCTGACAAAGACTGCCCGTACACAGGGCCAGAGCATCATGTGTTTCCATGATCCGTTCCGTCTGGCACCGGTAAGTATGATCGCGGAGATGGCGGACAAGTTTACCCGTAATGAAATTATGACCCCGAATGAGATCCGGCAGGTTATCGGTATGAAGCCCTCGAAGGACCCGAAGTCCGACCAGCTTGTAAACCGTAACATTGCTTCGGCTGATGAGGGAATGCCCGTTCAGGGCAAAGAAAATGATGCTGATGAGCAAGCTAATGCAAATCAGCAGGAAGGAGTGTGAAAAATTCAAAATGGCAATCAATTTCGATTATGACTTTTCCGGTTGGGCAACTAAAGCCAATGTGAAGTGCTTTGATGGCCTGACTATTGCACCGAATGCCTTCAAGGAATGTGATGGTCAGGTGGTTCCTGTCGTGTGGAACCATGATCATTCCAGCCCGGACAATGTGCTGGGTCACGCATTGCTGCAAAACCGGAAAGATGGTGTGTATGCCTATGTGAAGATGAACGACAGTCCCAGTGGGCAGACTGCCAAGGCTTGCGTGGACAATGGTGACATTGACGCAATGTCTATCTATGCCAACGGCATCCAGAAAGCCGGAAAGACTGTGATGCATGGTATGATCAAAGAACTGAGTCTGGTTATCGCCGGATGTAACCCCGGTGCTCTGATTGATGAGGTCGTGAAGCACAGCGCGGATGGCACCGAAGAGGACAGTTCCGAAGCCTTCATTTATACCGATTCTGGTTTGAGCCTGAAGCATGGGCTGGACCCGGACGATAACTTGCTGGAGGACGAGGATCTGCAGCACTCGGATGATTCCAGCGAAGGTGATAAGGAAAAGAAAGGAGAAACCAAGATGGCTGACGCCAACGAGAAGACCGTCAAACAGGTATTTGATACCCTGACGGAGGAACAGAAGAACGTGGTTTACGCAATCATCGGTTCTGCCCTGGATGACGGCAAGGACGGTGAGGGTAACGATAACAACGATGGTGAGGAGAAAAAAACTATGCACCACTGCTTTGAAAACAAGAAGGATGGCACCGTGCTGAAGCACAGCCTGGATGAGATCAACAATGTGGTTAAGGGCGCAAAGACCAGCGGCACCATGAAGGCTGCCTTTGCAAATGCCGGCATCGAGGACAGCGAGGTTGATGCGCTGTGCCACGGCATTGACAACATCGACTACCTGTTCCCTGAAGACCACCTGCTGGACAACCCGCCCCGCATCATTGATACACCGGATGACTGGGTGAGCGATGTTATGAGTACCGTTCACCATGTGCCGTTCAGCCGCATCAAGAGCCAGTTTGCTGATCTGACTACCGAAGAGGCACGCGCCAAGGGTTACATGAAGGGCAACTATAAGACCGAAGAGGTGTTCGGTCTGCTGCGCCGCTCCACTGGTCCGACCACGGTTTACAAGAAGCAGGAGCTGGATCGTGATGATGTGATCGACATTACTACCTTCGATGTGGTGGCTTGGCTGCGCAACGAGATGCGTTACAAGCTGAACCGTGAGCTGGCACTGGCTTATCTGCTGGGCGATGGCCGTACGGCAGCAACTCGTGATAAGATCGACGAGAACTGCATCCGTCCTGTGCTCACCGATGCCGACCTGTTCACCATCAAAGTGGCAGTGAAGACCACTGGCCTGAAGGACACTGAGAAGTACAGCACTCTGATGGACGATGTTGTTCGTGCTCAGGAGAACTACCGTGGCACCGGAACCCCGACCATGTACACGACCAAGAAAAATCTGACTGAGATGTTGCTCCTGAAGGATGACATTGGCCGTCGTCTGTACAAGGATGTGGCAGAGCTGGCGCTGGCCATGTGTGTGAAGAAGATCGTTGTGGTGCCTGAGATGGTTGGCCGCAAGGGTCCTAAGGGCGGCGAACTGGCCTGCGTGATCGTGAATCTGGCCGACTACACTGTTGGTGCCGACAAGGGCGGTGCCGTGAGCATGTTTGATGACTTCGACATCGACTTCAATGCTCAGAAGTACCTGATTGAAACCCGCTGCTCCGGCGCACTGACCACCCCGTACAGTGCCATCGTTGTGGAGTTTGCGGCCTAAAAGGAGGAAAAAACAGATGGAAAAGATCTACGAAACTGGTAAGGACCAGCATGTTGCAAGCTACATCGTTTATGGCCATACCGATGGTAAGGTGTATGCCGATGCTGAACATGAGAAAACTGTCACCAAGGCAGAGCTGGTTCACGCTTTCGAGCTGGGCCGCCTGATCGTGAACGATGGCACCGACCTGCTGATGGCCGTGGCTTATGGCAGCACTGGCGTGAAGACCCTGACCAAGTCCACCAATCTGGACTTCAAGACCTGGACCGCTTCCGCCAAGGAGTAATTTCTTTTACGCATTGAATTAGATACTTCTAACTTCAAAATGGAGTGAAATGCTATGAGCAAATGGTTTGGAAAAATCGGTCTGGTGCAGACAGTTGAAACGGAGCCGAGCATCTTTGAAGAAAAAGTGACCGAGCATAATTGCTATGGCGAGCTTTTAAAGAATACCCGGCGTGTCCAGACTGCCGACAAAGTAAATGACGACCTAACCATCGCAAATACTTTGAGCATTTTGGCCGACCCGACGTTGTACAAGCACTTTGACTCCATCAAATATGCAGAGATTATGGGTGCTAGATGGAAAGTGACAGAAGTGCAGATTGACTATCCGCGGCTGACACTTACCCTGGGAGGACTGTACAATGGCGGAACACCGACTGAAACTTGACGCTATTTTGCGCCAAATCGTAAAAGATGCGTGCGGTAAAGAGAATGTGTACTACCAGCCCCCGGCAAATCTGCGAATGAGTTACCCATGTATCTGCTATGAACAATCCAAAATACAGAATGCCGCTGCCGATAACAGAGTTTATTTGCAGCGGATTTTTTATCAGCTGACAGTCATCGATTCACGACCGGATTCCAAAATAACGAAAGCACTTATGCAAATGGCTAAGTGCCACTATGACCGGCCGTACAAGGCTGATAATCTGTACCACGACGTTATAACGATCTATTTCTAAAAAGGAGGAAACTCGAATGGCAAAAATCGAATGGGATAAGACCGGCGAGCGCAAGTACCAGCTGGGTGTTAGCAATGTTGCTCTGTATAAGCAGGACAAGGGCGCTTACCCCAAGGGTGTGGCGTGGAACGGCATTACCACAATCAAGGAGAGCCCGGATGGCGCTGATGCTACCGACCTGTGGGCCGATAACATCAAGTACGGCAGCATCCGTGCAGGCGAGAAGTATAACTTCACCCCGGAGGCCTACTTCTATCCGCCTGAGTTCGGCGAGTGCGACGGCAGCGCGGAGGTGGCTCCTGGCGTGACCATCAGCCAGCAGAAGCGTAAACCCTTTGGCCTGACCTGGCAGACCCTCATTGGCAGCGATGAAGATGATGAGCTGGGCTTTACCCTGCATCTGGTGTGGGGCGCAACTGCATCTCCTTCTGAACGCAGCCATGAGTCCTACAATGACAGCCCGGACGCTGAGACCTTCAGCTGGGACTGCGATACCACTCCTGTCAAGGTGACTGGCTATAAGCCCACCGCCCATATGGAGCTGGATAGCACTAAGGTGCCTCAGGCCAAGATGGAGAAGCTGCTGAACATTCTGTACGGCACTGCCAACACCACCCCGTATCTGCCGCTGCCGGATGAGGTTATCAAGCTGATGACTACCTGATCCATTCAAAATGGAATCGACTTTGTAAAGGAGAAAGAAAAATGATTACCGAAACTCTGACCTATGTGGACTTTGGCGGTACCGAGCGTACCGAAGACTTCTATTTCAATCTGACTGAGGCAGAAGTGCTGAACCTGTCGCTTTCCAAGGAGGGCGGCATGGAGGCGTACATCAAGAAGATCGTGAACGCCAAGAGCCAGCTGGAGTTGGTTAAGCTGTTCCAGGATGTTCTGCGCATTTCCTACGGCAAGAAGAGCGAGGACGGCCGTCGCTTTGAGAAGAGCCCGGAGATCTTTGCAGATTTCGAGGCTACTCAGGCCTATAGCGATTTCTACATGTCGCTTGTCACCAATACGGAGAAGGCGATTGCCTTTATCAATGGTCTGTGCGATACCAAGCCTACGAAGGCTGAACCCGCACCTCAGATCGCAGGCAATGCGCCTATCGCACTGCCTAACGGCTAACATTTAACAGCACAGGGAGGCAGGCAGAATGCTGAAAATCACAATTCCTAAACAGGAATATTGGGATGCACGAACGCAGGAATTTGTGCAGCTGAACGCTGTAACGCTCCGGTTAGAGCATTCGCTTGTCTCCCTGTCTAAATGGGAAATGAAGTGGCATGTTCCTTTTTTCGGTAACGATTCACTGACAAGGGAACAGATGGTCGATTACGTTCGGTGCATGACGGTTACGCAAGGTGTTGAGCCGAGCGTGTATCTTCGACTGACAGAATCGAACATGGCAGCCATTTACAAATATATGGACGAACCGATGACGGCAACCTGGTTTCCGGGTGAGCCAAAACCGTGCGAGCCCAGAATACCGCAGAAGAGTAAGCCTCGCCCTAAGATTAAGGTGAAAGTAAAAGCCTTAACAAGCGAGGCAATTTATGCGCGTATGTTTGCCGCCCACATTCCCTTGGAATGCGAAAAGTGGCATCTTAACCGACTATTCACGTTGATTCGAGTTTGCAACGAGGAACGGAAGCCGCCTAAGAAGATGAGCAAAAGCGAGGCTCTTAGCAGACAGCGTGCATTGAATGAAAAACGCCTGAAGGAATTTGGTACGAGGGGATAAACGATGCCAAAAGTGGTGATGTTTCGACAAAAAGGCGATTTCAGGCGAACGAGCGATTTTTTGAAACGAGCCAACAGACTGAATTTGGATGCAATCCTGAATCAGTATGGTCAGGAAGGTGTGGAAGCATTGCGTGCGGCAACGTCGAAGGACACCGGAACAACTGCAAACAGCTGGAGTTATACCGTTCATAAGGGGACGGGCTCTATCACCATAACATGGTCGAACTCGAACATCGTGGACGGTGTGCCCATTGCGGTAATTCTGCAATACGGACATGGCACCCGAAACGGCGGGTATGTGCAGGGAACAGACTATATCAATCCGGCGATGAAGCCGATTTTCGATAAAATCGCTCAGCGAGCATGGGAGGAGGTAAAGAGAGAATGAGCAGGGAAGTCGATGAGCGTGTTGTTCAAATGCAATTTAACAATGCGCAATTCGAGAGAGGCACCCGACAGACCATGGGCACCTTAGAAAAGCTGAAGCAGTCACTTCAGTTCAAAGGCGTAGAAAAAGGGTTTGAGCGCATTAGCTCTGCCTCCCAAAAGGTCGATTTTTCGGAAATGACCAAAGCGCTGGAATCTATCGAGAGCAAGTTTTCGGCCGTTAATGTAATTGCCGTTACGGCACTGACCAACATTACCAACAAAGCCATCGCGACCGGAGAACGACTTGTAAAGGCTCTGTCGCTTGACCCCATTATTAGTGGCTTTCAGGAATACGAAACCCAGATCAATGCAGTTCAGAC